CCCCCCCCCCCCACCCCCCGCCCCCCCCCCCCCCCCCCGCCGATACGGCTGTCCGGTGCTGCCGATGGCATCGGCTCGATCCAACGATGGCGGCTGGTGTTGAGGGCAGCGTGGCCGTTATCGAGCCATACCCAATCCGGGTTATCCGACGGCTCTCCGGCCGGACTGTAAAAAATCCTGCTGTGATCGACGAAAGCCACCAGGCATGTGGAGGGCGGCGCGTGATCGTCCCACTCCATGATTTCGTCTCCGGCCTTCAAGCCGGCCAGCCACTCGGCCCTCTCTTCATCGCGCATCGGCACATCTCCCGATCAATTTCGGTCGCGGCTGCACGGTCAGCACCAGCAGCGCCGCCGCATTGCGGTACGCCTGCGCCCACCGGAACATCGCCCGCTCGATGGCTTGCAGTTGCGCGCGGGGCGCGTTCGCCAGATTGTGGGCCAGGAAATCCCGCACCAGCGCTTTGAACTCTTCGCGCTCGCGGGCGGTGGTCAGGCCGCTTTCGGTCATGGGACGCTCCGGGTGGGGTGGTGGTCGAGGCTTGTCAGGGGATAGCGCCCCTGTCGCTCGATCATCCGGCGGATCAATACGTTGGCTGGACATGATTTGACAACGATCATCGCAGCGCCGCCGAGACGAGCAGCGCTGCAAGGGCTGCGGCGACGATCCAACAGCCGGCGACGATCAAGACTGCGGCCATCATTTCGGCACCGCCACGATGTGGAAATAAGCGTCCGCCCAGAACTGGACGCCCATTTCCTCGTAATGCCGCCGGATCACTCCCGCGTTTTTGCGGGACACCTCGTCGGCCGTGTGCTCCATCAAATGGACGGTACTGATCGCGCATCCCGTCGCGCGGGCCACGTCGCCCTGGTTCCGGTCGGTGGCGGCGCGCGCCATGCGCGCCTGGGCGGAGGTGATCCGCCCGATTTGGGACGGGCGATGTCGATGGCTGCTTGACAAAGGCGACCCCCTTGTACCCTCGACACCGCCCGATTGATCGGTCATTTCGGCTCGCCCGGCAACAGAAGCTGTACCTGGTCCGGCCGCATCACGAACAGCAATCCGCGCGGAACATCGAACTCGACAACGATGCGCGGAGCGCCGTCCCGCTTGGTCAGAACGGCGCGGATTTCTCCGACCGCCTCGTAATCGCCGCCGCTCTTGCGCACGCGGTCGCCGACGGTCAGCCGTGGCGCGGCCGGGGGCGCGGGTAGGCGGGTCATTGCGCGCCCTTCGCGGCCCGATCCAGCCGCAACTGAATGATTTTGGCGCGGCGCTGTTGCCGGCGGTCGCGGCTCTGCGCGGCTTTCTCTGCCGCCATTTCGGCCGCGACTTCGACGCTCACGCCGAGCATGTCAGCGAGCGCCTCCAGCGACGCGATGGAGGTATCGGGTAGTTCCATCGGCACGTCTGGCATGTGCTTGTCTCGCTGGCGCGGCAATTTTGAGATGCTCTTTGGCGGCTTCCACGGCCGGGCGCCGCGCGGCAATCTGCTCGCGCAACAGCCGCTCGATGCCGTCGATCACCAACTCCCGAGCCAGGGCGGCGGGCTGTTGCCCGGAATCGCGCGCCAGGGCCTTGATCATCTCGTAGGTTTCCTCACGAAAACGAACGGTGACCGGGCGGTCGCGGATGTCCTTGGGATCGTCGTACATGGCTCGTCAACCGAAGAGGTCTGAGATGAAAACGAAGCACCGCGCCCCGTTCACCCGCTGCTTTCGCCGCCGCCGGCACGTCCGCCCGCCGAAGTCCCCGGCGACCGCGAAAAGGGCGGCGTAGCTCATGCGGCGCTCTCGATGGAGGATGTAGGAGGACAATGGCAATGAACGCCCGCTGAAGAAAAGCCGCGCCAGGGCAGATCTGGGCGCAGTTCAATAGCGGTCATCTCGCCATCGGTCGCGGCCTCCAAACGGATGGCCACGTCGGCTGACATGCGGCGCTGACCGTACAAGCACCCGCGAAGATAGCCGAGGGTGGTTCCGGCTTTTTTGGCGACTTCGCCGGCGGCCTGGTGACCGTGGCACTTGAAGTAGGCATTGAGGTTCATGCCGATATTAAGCAACGGCTATAGAAAAAAGTCAATCAATTGTATGAGTGCTTTTTTGTAGCAAAAGCTATAAATTTACAGTATGGATATGGCAGACATCAGGCGAAGAAATTTGCAACTTCTTGTTGATAAATATGAATCTCAACAAGAAGTTGCCGATATTGTAAAAATCAGCCCTCAATATCTGAGCCAGTTGTTGTCCGGGCACCGCAACATTGGCGAAAAAACGGCGCGCAAGATCGAAGCCGCAGTGAAAATTCCAAGGCTTACCTTGGATATCGAGCCGGGCATGAGCGAGTCTTCCAATGTTTCTCATGGCCCGCCGATACGGCGCATGGTGCCGCTGGTCTCGTGGGTCAGCGCCGGGCGGTGGCGCGAATGCGACGTGCGCGAAGAGCCGATGGCGTGGATTCCGGTCACCTTCGCGGCCCCGAACGTGTTTGCGTTGCGGGTCGAGGGAGACTCCATGTCGCCGGACTACCCGGCTGGCCACATCGTGTTCGTGGACCCCGACCGCAAGCCCGAGCCGATGAATCTGGTCATCGCTCAGAACGGGGATGGGGAAGCGACGTTTAAACGACTCACCCGAGATGGTGGAATCTGGTATCTGGTGCCGCTCAACAAGCAATATCCGCTTCGGCCGCTCGACTCGCTGTGCAAAATCATCGGCGTGGTGATCTGGAGCGGGAAACCAGAAGTCTAAAACATTTTAACGATCAATCAATTATCATCGAGTTGTCGCTTATGAGCATCCTTGACCTCCTCAAAGAAGTCCCCCTTTCTGCGGTTCTCAAAGAGAAAATAGCGGCACTTGAGGCCGAGAACAAAGCGCTGAAAGCGGAGAACGCGGTTCTCAAAGAAAAGCTGGCCCAGTCGGAAGAGCAGCGGCGGGCACTCGAAAAAAAGATCGCGGAAGAACTCTCTCATAAAAACTCCAACGGTCGTGTTTGCGATCACTGCGCCAGCCAGCAGCTTCGCCGGACGGGCAGCAGGCCGGACCCCATTTTCGGAAAACTGGGCGTTAAGCAAGAAATTTTCGTCTGCGAAAGCTGCGGGAAAGAAAGCGCTTTCACGCCTTGACCTCCCCGAGTTCGTCGCCGATGTGGTCGATGCTAATGAAGCTTGCCGGGATCGCCCGGAAATGAATGCGACCCATGCCGCTGCGGTAGCGCTCCTGGAAGGAGGGCTAAAAAATCACCTGCCGGCCGACCGGCTGTCGCGGCCAGGATCGCCGAAACCTCTTCCAGCGAACGTAGTGCTTTTTCCGTCGCGGCCCGCGCCTCGGCTTCCAGATTCTCCTGAACCTCCAAAAACTCCCGATTCCGATCCGCGAGCGCCGCGAGGTTAGCCGACAGCGTTCCGCCCGCGCGGGAGCCGCCGATCACCTCAAAAACATCTTTGTCCACCATCGCCGAATCCCCATCCCCGAGGCCGATAGCCGATGAGTCTTTCAACCGAATATGAGCTGATTCTGTCCGCGCGCATTTTCGTCTTGCAGCGGGCTATCGGCGCCATGATCGTGAGCCATCCCGATCCGGGCGCTTTCGCGCGGTTGCTCGATGCAGCCACAGGCCTAGCGCAGATCGAGCACCTGACAGCGCCGAACGCCACGCCGGCCATCCGCGAAGCGGCGACGCGGTTCGCCCGGGATCTGATCGATCTTGCCGAGGATGAAGTTTTGCGGCGGTCTCGGCATACAACCGGCGAAGGTTGACCTGCCCGCATTGTCGATCTAAGTCGTTCACCAGCGCCTCCGGTCAAACTCGGATTTCGCAACCCCGCCCCGAGCGGGGATTTTTTTACACAAATTATATAGCAATTGCTGTTGACATTATTATAGCGAGTGCTTAACATCTTTCCAACCCGCCGCTACGGTGAAAGTTTCCGCCGGCGGGCCAATCCTCCTTTGGTGGTTGACGTTCCCCCGGTCTTGGGCCGGGGGTTTTTTAGGAGCAGAACATGATTTTCGATCTGCAAGAACTCCGGGAGCGGCAAGGCCGCGAGGCGGCGATGGCCGCCACCGAAGCGCGCCGCCGCGCCAATCTCGCCCGCTGCCTGGACGAATGGCGACCCTACGTGCTGCGCCGCTGCCCGCTTCGCCCGACGGAAAGTCGGGAGGTCATCCAGGATCAGGTTTGCGCCCAGGTCTTGCTGGAAATCACTGGGGCCATGTCATGAGCGCGGCCATCACGATCCGAGTGTCCGGCGTCCGGCTGGACGAGCGCACATTTCTCGGCGTGCTCCCCCCAGCCGCCAAGCGGCTGGGGATGGTGTCCTGGACGGTGAGGCCGGGCACGGTGCGGCTGCACGTCGATCCACGCGAGCCGCTCGTGCTGCTCGACGCAACTGTAACCAGAATGGCCCGCCACGTCGGCGGCACCGCCAGGCGCGAAGGATTCGACGGCTACCGGATCATTGCAGGACAACAGAGGGTGGCAGCATGAGAAACCCGCCAATCATCCGCGCCGTCGTCTCCGACCATTTCGGCTACGTGCTGTGCGATTCCGCCGAACCGCGATACTGGCGTCCTGGCCCCGCGCGCCCGCCCATCGTGCGGCGCTACGCGCCACCGGCCGCACCGGTCGCCGATCCCGCCGCGCCTTCAAAAATATCCGGATACATCCTGGACGCTCTCGCCTTGGTATGCGCCCTGGTCGGCGCCGCCATCGCCTGGGGGGCGGTGCCATGAAAACGGTCGTGGTCCTGATCGAAAAGCTTTTCGTCTGCCCAGTCGCGGTATCCATCCCCGACTGGTGGGACGATACCATCGCCCGTCAGCGTCTCAGCACGCCCGAATCGCTTGGGATGCTGGAGGACATGGCCGATCCGTGCGGCTGGGAAGAGAGCAACGAAGAGCCGGCAATCAGGGCGGTCGGAGCGCCGGGCGGGCCGGTGACGGCGTGCCTGGAGTTCGGCGCCGACGACAAGATGCCGGCACATCCCGCGCAACTGGGCTTGCCGGTATGAGCGTCCTTTCGTACCAGCAGCGGCAAACGCTGCGCGGACTCAAGTGGATCGGCGGCATCGGCAGGCGCCTGGAAATCGCCGAAGCGGCTGGCCTTGACGGCACCCAGGTTGCCAACTCATTGACCATATTGCGAAAAGAGGGCGCGGTTGCCCAGGCGGAAGGCGTGAAATGGGCGCTGACCGACGTTGGTAGCTGTCTTCTGGCGACCGACACGGCAAGAGCGGCGGACAGCGACGAACCGAAAGCCGCCGTCCAGCCATCGCCCGAATTGCCCCGCCAAGTCGAGACGCCTCCCGCGCCCGTACCGGAGCCCGCGTCTTTCCGGCAAGCACTGGAATCTGAACTCCGGCGTTTGGCGCAAAATCCCGCGCCCGCCGAATTCTCTGCCGACGATGCCGCGCGCCTCTGCGCGGCGATGCGCGACCAATTTTCCGGCATGCCGGCCATATCGGCGATGTTCGGCCAGATGACCGCCTACTGGGAGCGCGTCAATGCCGACAAAACCTGAAAACCACATGGAATACCAAATCATTGAATTTGGCGATTGCATGATATGAGCGCCACAAAACTTGAAGGCAAGCAAGCCATGGTATACCGGCTGCTCAAAGAAGAAGGCCCGATGACCTGCCGCCAGATCGCGGGCGCCATGACGCGGCCGGCGCTCAGGGAAACCATAACTCGCGGGGCGTTGAAAGCGTATTACAACGTCCTGCACAAACTCAGGAATCGAAATGCCGTAGCTCTCTACGGCGGCGGCTGGTTCGCCCTGCCGTCCGATGGAATCGAGCCGTACACGAAATACAACCGAGTCAAAAAGCCGCCCAAAGCGGGCGAAAAGAAAACGCCAAGAGAGCGAATCGCGGCGCTCGACACCGACCACGAACACCGCCAATGGCTTGAAGATGTGCAGCGGCGGCGGGAGCAAAAAGAAAAGCAATGGCAGTGGCAGGCGAGGTGTTGAATGACTAAGAACACAGCATTTCTTCGCGTGCGGCTGGCGCTACTAGAATCTAGGCTATTTCTTTGCGATTGGCCGCTGTCCGGGCTGGTAGCGGCCGGCGAATGGGCGAAGAAAAAAAGGCTGCGGTATGCGGTAACGGCTTGCCTAGCCAGTTCCCAATGTCGGAGACAGCTTGCAAAAAAATCAAGCGAAAGATAGTGAGCGCGCCCGCTCAGCCTATAGCATGATCGCGAAGGATACAGATGAAAAGACTCACTGCGGAGCGCAATCTGCGCTCGATAATAGAACGCCTTGAGCGGAGGATAACAGAACCAGAAGTTGTCATTAAATCGGTATTTCTGTTTGGCTCTATGCTGACCGATAAACCGAATCCTGGAGACATTGACCTTGCATTGGAATATCGATCAAATTTATTTTCTGAGTACCCGTTTTACTACGCCGCTAAAGCAGTCGATCAAGCGTTGGTTCGCCTGAGAAAAGGAATGAAACGGGTATCTTTTCATTCGCTTTCGGAAATTTATGAGTTTAAATATCCATGCAAGCAAATATGGCCCATTCAATGAATCCCCGCTTCGTCCGCATGCGCGACGCCCCGGCCTATCTCGGCATGGACCGAGAGGTTTTCGTCGCCAAAGTACGCCCCCACTTGACCGTAATTCCCATCGGAGCGCAGGGCATCGCCTTCGATCGGCTTGACCTGGACGCCTGGGCCGACGAGCATAAGCGCCGCAATGGTCGGCCACCCAAAGGAGGTCAGCAATGGCCAGAAAAAACAAAATGCCAGGACTCTACCAGCGGACGGACGGCTACTGGCAGATCGACAAGCGTATCCGAGGTTTTGGATCTGTGCGCGAAAGCACAGGGACGCAAGACTACACCGAAGCCGAGCGCCGGGCGCGGGCGCGCATCGCCGAGCTAGAGCAGGCGGCGCGCTACGGCGTGCGGATGCGCCACACCTTCGCCGAGGCCGCGAAGAAGTACATTGAGGAAAACGGTCACAAGCGCGCCCTGGATCGCGACGCGCGGGACATCGCCCAAACCAACGCAGACCTACCTAATGTTTCCGGGCAACTGAGGGCCGATCCACCCGCCGGCCGGTCGCCCCTACACCTCGATTTCGATCCCCGCCAAGGCCGGCGCCGGCCCTTCCACCTTGCCGGAGCGCACGAACGCCATTTGCCCGACCGGCACCGATTGCCCGCTCGCGACGAGGTGCCCGCCGCCGGGCAACTCGATCAGGCTGATGTTTGACCCGTCGCCACGATGGGCCAGCACCTCGCCGACCATCAGCGGATCGGACCCGGACAGCGCCACGTACCGGCTCCACGGATTGCGTCGCCAGGTCATGATTCCACCTCCTTCCGCTCGATTCCCACCGCTTGCCGGACCCGCAGCCCGGCCGACCAGAACGCCGTGACCCGCACGCTGCGCACCATGCCCCGCACCCCGGCGATTTCCGCCAGCACCCCCGGCCGCAGCAGACCCGGCCCGGTGCCGCCCTCGGCCGTCAGCAGCAACTCCGCGCTCAGGTTGTGGCCCGGACCCGCCGCGCTCAGGACCGCCACGCCGCGCGCCCGCAAGGCGTCCACATGGCACAACAGCGGGTCAACGATGGGCTCGGCGGGCACGATAGCCCCATCTGTCCCGGCGATTTTCACCCAGGCCACGTTGCCGTACAGCGTGCCGGACACATAACAGCCGTTCAGCAGCGGCCGGTTTTCCGGCGCCCGATCCAGCGACAGGACCGCCGCCTCGGGGATCCCCACGTCCGCCGTCTGCCCGTCCCACAGCCACGCGGCGGTGGGATAGCGCGGGTACGCGGTGAGGATCGCCGCGCTCGGATCGGTGTACAGGCAGCCGTCCACCGGCTTGACCAGCCCGACCAGTTGATCGATTGGCGTCCCGTTCCACGAATACAGCCCGCCCGGCACCAGCCAGTCGGCGGGCAAGTCCCAAACCAGCGTCCAGCCCAGATTGTCGAGCGCCTGTTCCGCCAGTTGCTGGGCGGTGCGCGGGCTGGATTCCACGCCGGCCGAGGGCGCCGTGAACGGGTCGGCCAGCCACGCCGAACGGCTGCGGCCCTTGAGCGATTGCCGGTTTTCGTTGAATTTTCGGCTGGCGCTGGGCGAGTCGAGCAAGAAGCGCCAGACGTGGCCGTTGATCGTCGCCTCCACCTCCACCGGCAGGAACGCGGGCGGTTGCGGTTGCAGCAGCGTCCACCCCTCCGGGCCGGCCAGAGTGGCGGACAGCGCCCAACACCAGCTATCCGCGTCAGTTTCGATGGTCATGCCGGTGACGGCCAGCGGCGCCCGGTCGGGCAAGCGCACCAGAGAGCAGGAATTGAGCACGCGATACACCTTCAAGGCAGGGATGTTGACGGCAGGCCACAGCGGGCAGGGCGAGCGGCCGAGATTGAGGTTGATCGGCCCCGGCGATGTGGGCAGCGGACAGCGTAAGTCCAGATTGACGATGCCGACCGGCGGCTTGTAGGGCGGATCGACGGGCGGCTGCGGCGGTCCCGGATTCGGCGCGTTGGCCGGATAGCCCGCCTGTCGCCAGCGCTCGATTTCGGCCACCGTCAAAAACGCGCCATCGCCGAACCGGTCGGCCCGGGATGTTTGCAGCGCTTCGCCCTGCGCCCAGGGCGCCCGCCAATCCGGCGTCAGGCGTGGCAAGGTCATGACCCAATGGGCCGATTCGCCGCGCCGCAGCCCGTACCCATCGCGCCACGCATCGAATCCCGCGCGCGCGACGAAGCCGCCCTGCCGCCACCGATCCACGCCCGAACCGTGTAGGGGCGGCCGGCCGGTCGGAGCTGCCGCCCACCGATCCACGCCCGAGCCGATCAGCCGCGCCGAATCGCGCCACCGCACAGACGACCCGCCGACGAGTAGGGGCGACCGGCCGGTCGCCCCTGCCGCCCACCGATCCACGGCCGCGCCCGGCAAGCGCGCCGAATCGCGCCACGCCAGCGCCCGGCCGGTCGGAGCTGCGTCCGCCTCGCGCCAGTCTTCGGCTGTGATGGCGTGAACGGCGGAGAGCAGGTTTGGATCGTAGGCGATGGCCGCGATGGCGCGGGCGCCGCCGGTGCGGGCCGCTATCGTCGCCCTGACCGACAGCCGGACCCGGATGGCCGCCGATGCGCCGCCGGTGCGAGCGGCAACGGCAAGGGTCCGATCATCGCTGCCGCTCGTCAAATCGAGATCGACGATGCCGACCGGCGGGGTGTAAGCGCCCGTTAAATCGAGGTTGACGATGCCGACCGGCGGAACGTAGTCCGCCACGGGCTAGCCCTCGGCGGCGGCGAACGAGGTGATGGTGCTCAGCGAGCCGGCCACCAGCGCCAGGTTATCCATTTCGATGGCCTCGCCGCTACCGACCTCGCCCGCGTCATAGTCGCCGATCACCGCCCCCAGCGCATCGAACGCCCGCCCCCAAACGGCGGTGCCGGTGGCCAGGTTCAGCGCGGCGGCGATGGTGTCGGCGGTCAGCACGCCATCGGTCACGACACCGAACGGATCGGGCAAGTCGAACTCGGCCAACTTGGTTTGCGTCGTGATCGCGGTATCGGGAGTGGCCGGAACCGGCGCGGTGTAAATCGACAGCGTTCCGCCGTCCAGCCAGGCCGAATGCAGCTCGGCGCGGGCCGTGCGGCGGGCGGCGGCGAAGCGGATCAGGTCGCTCACGGCATCGGCTCCGGCGTCACGAGGTCCGCGATGGCGGCATTTTTCGGATTGTTTCCGCTATCGAATGCGACGATCACGTAGCCCTGCGGCACGTTCTTCAGATATTTCGCTTCATAATTTCCGCTCGCGGCGCTCCAGATTTCGCGCAGCGGAAGTCCGGTTGCTCGGTCGAACACGATAACGCGGCGCCGTGCCTGCGCTCCGCTGACCGTAATAACTCCTCTAGCTCGGTGCTGGCCGCCAAACAGCGTATCGATTCCGCGCACCATTAGAGGGCCGATCAGTTTTCCGGCCATTATCGCCACGGCCCCGATATATCGACGAGGAAAGCGTAGGTTGTGCCGCCCGATACGGGTTTTTGCACCATCAGCGTTCTCCCCTCCAGGCCGGATATGGCAGAATGGAACGATCCCTCGGCCAGCGACGACGCGATATGAGCCGGCGCGTAGATCCCCGGCAACACCCCGCGAAACGTCGCGACGTTGCTATATAGAGTCCCGCCCTCCCACACATCAACAGACGAACACAACAGACGATTGTTGATCGAATCCGGATAAGGGATACCGGAATATCCCATCCAATTATATGACATGACGTGACCGAGCTTGATGACCTGAATTGCCGTTCCGGTTTGCGTGTGCGCGCGCGGCATAAAATGCCCGTCGTTATAATTGCAAGCCTGTATTCGGCATTGGTTCGCCAATGTCGTCGTTGTGCCGACGATGAGTAGTGTTCTATACGCATCTGGCGATTTTTCGCTTGCGATATCGCCGAATAACCAACCTACCCAGTTCGCCCCGGCGTCATAATTGACCATCAGCACGAATCCCATAGCGTCGCCGATCAACCGCCACGGACGCGCGGCCGAGCTTGCCGCAGAGGATTTCGGCGCGTAGCCGCCCCCCGACAATTGCGCATCGGTCGGGAAAAGCCCGGTTCCAGTATCGACATCGGACATTGATTCGTAGCCACGGACGCGCGCGTAGGTAGCTGAACCTGCCCCGGTGTCGTCTATTCGCAAATACATCCGGCTGCTCGCCACATCATCGGCGCGATAGACGGCTTTGTTCGTGCCGCTGAACACCTTTGAAAACCCGAGCGGCGCCCGCTTGGCGGTAATCGTGCCGGTTGCGGTCTGATCGGCGATGCCGGAAGTGGCAAAGGTGAATGTGGTGCTGTTCGGGACGCTGGCGATGCGCCAAGTCCCGTTCAGCCCGGCCGGGGTGGCGCCGGCTATCGTGATCACGGGACCGACCGCGCCGCCGACCATTGTGAAACCGTGCCCGGCGTTGACCGTGCCGGTGGCGACGTTGCCGGCGACGACAAGCGAGTTGAGGGTGACCGTGCCGAAACCGTCCTTCAGGCAAGCGTCTAGCACCGAAATGAGTGCGCCGGGCGTGCCGGACAGCGCCGGTGCGCCGGCCATTGTCGAGTCGTAATATCGGACACTGGCATCAAGCATCAACGTTTCCTATCAGTAAAAGCTCGACCGAATCAATATCTTGTCCGGTCGGGTCGGACGGCTGCACGGCGCGGATCAGGGCGATGGGGTAGTTCGCGCCGTTCACGTTGAAGCGCAGGCAATTTCCGGTCGCCCAGCCCGCGCCCCAGCCCTGGTGAGGGATGGTGAAATAGGGCTGGCCGGTCAGGCTGTTGACCGGGGCGCAGTCTTGCGTCGTGTCGCCGACGCCGATGAAACCGAGGTTTTCGCCGATAACCTGGAACGCGGTGGTGCTGGTGAACGGGACCAGAATCCGGTCGGCGTTGGCCCCGAGGTTCGACACGACAACGGGCCATTGTGCATCGTTGTACTGGGCCAGCGGCTCGGAGCCGATCAGCTCGTCGGACCAAACGCCGGTCCACGTCGATTGCGCGAACAGGTTGGACACGCGGGCTTGCATCGTGCCGATGGGCAGCACGGCGGAGCAGCGCGATGCGTCGGCCGGGTAGGCGTGCGACAGGGCTTTGTTGAGCGACAGCTTGCCGGAAATATCCACCGCGACCAGCCGCGCCAGATCGGCGACCGTGTGAACGATTTTGTACGGCGCCGAAAAGCCGGTCAGGTTCAGGGTGGGCGACATGGCGACGATGCCCGCCACGCGGTCAACGGTGTATTGATCGGCGCCCAACCGCTTGTCGGCGGCGTCTTCGATCACCGCCCGATACAGCCGGGTCCGGCCGCAATCGATGACCTGGGTGGGTGACAGGCTGGATTGGGCGAGGTTGGCGGTGTGATGCACCAGCACCAGTCGGCCGGTGTTGAAGATCAACGCCTTACCGTCCGGCGGCAAGCGGGCGGCATTCAGTCCGAGCAGCGCCGAATCCGGCGGCAGAAAGGTTTGGGCGACGGCGTTGTAGACGATGGAATCCGCCGCGACCAGGCGCGGTTGCCAGATTTTCAGCGTGCCGGCGAAGTCGATGCGGTGGGCCGGGTCGTACCAGACCTCGGCTTTTTCGTCCAGGGTCAACTCCGAGTCCACCCGCCAACGCCCGAACCGGGCGCGGATCACGCCCAACTGATAATCGGCGCGGATCGTGCAGTCGGAGTCTTCAAGCAGCCCGGTCCCGTCCACCGTTTTTAATTTTGCCTCGCCGTCCAGCGCGCTGTAGCGCAGTTGCAAGGTGCCCGACTTGAGCGGCGAAATCGGCGCCCGGAACACGACCTGATCCACCGGCTGCGCGGCCAGATCGGTCAGCAGGCTTTCCAGCGTCACCGCGTTGCTCGCGCCCGGCGTCCAGTTGTCGATGCGGGCGATACCCGAACTGGGGTCCAGGCTCCCGGCCAAGGTGCCGGCGCCGGTGTCCGGGGCCGGGTTGCGGTAGATCTGCCCGGCGGTGTCGGCGAACAGGTCGGCGCCGATGCGGAACCGCAGCGAGCCTTGGACGGCGGTTTCGGCGTAGCCTTTGGTCAAGTCGATTTCGAGCTGGGCGAGCGTCGCGGTTTCGGTCGCGGCCGAATCGCCGCCGACCGTGCGGTAGCGCACCTTCACGTAGCCGCTCTCGTCCGGCGGGTACTCGGCGCCGGCCGGGATGTACTCGAACCCGTCGAACGTGGTGCGGTAGGTGTTGACGATCAGCGTCCCGCCGCCGGATGAGGTCGTGCTGGTGCCCAGCAGCTTGGGGCTGTAGATCGGTTTGGGGAGCGAAACGGACACGTCGGGCAAAAAATCCAGCGTGCCGGCGGCATAGTTGACCGTGCCGTTGGTGCCGCCCGAAATCGTCAGCGCTCCCGCGCCGTTGTCGCGCGCGATCTTGATCGGGTCAAAGCGCCGCATCGGCGGGGCGATGAATTCCACGGTGGTGGACAGCGCGGCCTCGTAATCGATCACCAGCAAATTCCACTCCACCTCGACCGTGTTCGCCCGGACATTGGTGTGGTCCAGCGTCAGCGCCAAATGGCCGTTCGGTTCGCGCAGCGGGTGGGCGAACGCCTTTTCGTAGGGCGTGCCGTGGTCGTAGCTCAGGGAGAATTCGGTGTTCAGGCTGGGGAGCACGGTCGGGGTCACCGTCCATTCGCCGGTGGCGTAGCGAACCGTGCCGCTGCCGCCGGTGCCGGTCAGCGCGCCCAGGCCGTTGTCGTTCAGCGTGTAAGTGACGCTGTTGTAGGTCCATTCCAGGGTGACCGAGTTGGGCGCGAGACCGGTGTGCGCGGCGGTGCCCCGGACCACTGCGGGCGGCACGGCGGACCCGCCCTTGGCCGAGTACTGGGCCAGCGTGCCCCAGGCGTAGATGATCTCGGACCCCACGTCGGGCAGGGCGCCGGTGCTGATCGTCGCCGTGCCGGTGGCGAAACTCAGGTTGCCGCTGCCATAGCTTGAATCGGCGCCGCGCAACACCCCGCCCCCTTGATCGGTCAGCGTGTACCACTGGTTGTTGACCCGGTAGGACACGCGGAGAGTTTGCGGCGCCGGGATCGGCGCGAGGGTGAGCACCCAGACATAGCCGCGATTTTCGGTCGTGACCGCCTGCGAGGCGGTGTCCGCCACGCGCAACGGCCGGCCGGCCGGCTTGAAGGTGACGGTCTTGCTGGCGGCGCCGTAATTGGGGCAGGACGAGTTGAAGCGGCAAACGCCGTTGCCGTAGTCGATGTTTCCGATCACGGCGGTCGCCAGCTTGACGTTGCCGTTATCGTCTGTCAGGGTGGCGCCGGACACGGCGATGGACAGCGTTCCCGGCGTGCAGGCGGTGCCGAGGAACAGGCTGGCGTCGGGCTTTACGCACTGGGTCGCGGTGGTGAAATTCACCGTCGCGGCATTGGCGGCGACCAGAACGGCGGAATCCGCGCCGGGGGTCACGTCCGGCAGCGCGGTTTCGGCGAACGCGGTGGGAATCAGCGGCGAATAGAGCGAGTCCACCATCACCGAAAAATCGCCCAGGGCCGCGCTTTCGGCCAGCGGACGCACGCCGTACAGCGGCACCGCCTCGGCGTTGTAGCGGGTCTCGTAAACCAATGCGGTGGCATTGCCGGGGGTCGGGTCGCCCCTGGAGGGCTCCAGTCCCGCGTAATCGCCCGCGAGCGGTTCGGCGATCTCGCAGGTCAGCACGCGGACCTGATATTGGATCGTGACGGTGTTCACCACTTCATACTGGGTTCGCACTTCATCCGTAACCCTGGTCACCCAGGCGAATTGCGAGTGCTGCTCCACCGCACCCGATTGTGCGACCAGCTCGACGCGCCCACCGGCGGGCAGCAACGGCGCTTCCGGCCGCTGCCAGAGCAGCAGGGCGCGCTGGCCGGCGAGATGCTGACCGTACAGCCAGCCGTTGTAGCGCGGCCCTCGGGTGATGGTCTGCTCGATGCGGGCTTGCAGGTCGGCGCGCTCGTCGTAGCCATCGCCGGTGGAAAAGGCCAGCACGGACACGGCGGGATCTTCCGGCTCTCTGAGCACCGCGACCCCGGCGTCGAGGTATTTGTCGGTATTGGCGCTGGTGACGGCGGCGAACACTTTGCGGATGGAGGTATCGCCGGCCGCGCGGTCCTGGTCTGTCACGTCGTCAAAGATCTGATTCTCGACGCCCGATTCGATGGCGTTATCGGTCATTCGCCCGCCGCCATCGGCGAAGTCTGTCATTCGCTCCGCTTGAAAGAATTTGAGATCGGATACGGCGATGGTCATCGGAGACTCCGGTTTTTGGCGGACTCAAGCGCGTCCAGGAAGTCGTTGGGGTCGCTGTCGGTGGTGGCGGTCAGGGTTTTGCCGCCCGCGCCCAGCAGGTTGAGTTGGTAGACCTTGGCGACGCCGGTGGATGAGGTGCCGCCGCCGGTCTTCGAGGGCGCCCGGCCGGTCGTCCCGGTGTTGCCGTCGGCGGCGGTCTGTTCCCGCTCCCGCTGGTTCTGCTCCAGATTCCTTTCTTTCAAGTCGAACAGCTCCTGCAATTTCCGCTTTTGCTCTTCGTACAGGGCGATCAAGTCGCGGTTTTGGGCGCGCTGCGCTTCCGCGAGCTTATCGTCAACCTCGGCCAGGGCCTGTTTTTGTTCGAGTTCCAGCTTGAGCTTGTCGGCGGCGGCAGTGTCGCCCTTTTCTGCCGCGATTTCCGCGTTCAATTCGGCGATGCGGTCGGCTGCGGACTGCGCCTCTTCCTGCATCTTGCGCAGCTTGGCGTTTGCGGCGTCGATGGCTTGTTGGAGCTTATCGAGCCTGGCATTGTCCAGCAGGCCCATGCCGGACTTGGCCGATTCTGCCGCGCCGATCATTTCGATCAGATTTTGCGTGTTCGCGCCCGTGTTTTTTGCCAGCGCGGCCAGTTCAGCGCCCAAACTTTCCGCCGCAATGGCCTGTTCAAGATAAGATTTGCGGGCAGCGTTGGCGGCGTTCGCGTTCGTAAAAAACGCGCCGGCCAAGACGCGCCCGCCGGTTGTGTTGTGCTTGATCGCCGCTTCGGTCTGATTCAGCGCCAATTTGAGTTTGCCCAGTTCGCCGGTCCACTGAGCGCCGAAAGTCTTGCCGATGTCTTGCAGGCCGAGCGATGCGGATATCAGTTGGTTCATGCCTTTGGACAGGCCGGACAATTGCCGCAGCGCGCCGGTGGCGGCGTCTTCCATCAGGGTGTAGGACTGCGCTTGCTTTTTGCCGGACTCGGCGGCTTTTCCCGACGATTCGGCTGATTTTTCGCTGGCTTTCGCGTGTCCGCGCTCGGCATCGGCGGCTTTGTTGGTTTGCGTGGCGGCCAGGGCTTTGGCCTGGGCCGTGGTGCCGGCTTGCGCGGCTTCGGCTTGGAGCGCTTGCAACTTGAGTTGCAGGGTCGCAAGTTCCTGCTGCTGCGCGGCCGTGCCGCCGTTGATCGATGCGAGGTAAGCTTGCTGGGCGGCAACCGCTTTCGCCAGATCGGCCGCTTCCTGTTGCTTGGCTTCCGCGACCTTGCGGGCGGTGTCGGCTTCGACGCGGGCGAGTTCGATGCTTTTCGCGGCGGCGCCGGCCGAGTCCCCCTTGGCGCGGGCGAGATCGATTTCGGCGCGGATCGCATCGGCCTGGGCGTCGCCGGTCTTTTGCAGTTGCGCGGCGTAATCGCCTTGGCGCTTGGCGGCGTCTTCCGCCGATTTCGCGGCGGCTTGCAGTGCAACGGCCGATTTTTTGCTTGCCTCGGCAGATTTTGTCGCGGATGCGGTTTGCTTTTCGGCGGCGGCGGCAAGAGCGGCGTTGGCATCGCTGGCGGACAGCAGCGCGGCGCCGTAGTCTCGGGCGGAGATTTTGCCGCTCTCGAAATCGCTGCGGGCTTTGGCGCTGGCGGCGTTGGCAAGATCGGCGATCTTCCGGTATTCGTTTAGCGAGGTTGCGACTTCGGCGATGGCTTTCGCCGGGCTGGCGTCCGCCAGTCTCTTTTGTTCGTCGGCGACTTGCTTGATCCCGCCCGCCGCACCGTCGGCGGACCCGGCCAAGCGGTCGAAGGCGCCCTTGATGTCTTCGCCGTCCTTCGCGATGGATTGGGTCAGCTCGCCGGCCTTGGCCGCGAGTTCGTTCGCGGTCTGGCGCAGTTCCGCCGCGCGCTCCAGGCTGCCGAGCCCGACCTTGCTGGCTGCCGCTTCGATGATGGCGATGTTGGACACCGCCGAAGATGCGACGGCCAGCAGTGAAGCGCCGATAGTCTTGACTCCGGCCGTCAACCCGTTCCACGCGATTTGCACCACGCTGGCCGCCGTGGTGCCGGCGTCCTTGATGCCGGTGAAAGCGTCCCTGGCGCCGGTGGCGAACGCCTGTAAGGATTGCAGCGCGGCGTTGAAGTCGAAGCCGGCCACAAAATCCCGCCCGGCTTTGATGGCCGTGTCGGCGAAGGCGCGGATCGCGTCCTGCACCGGCTTGAGCGCGCCCGAGGCGAGTTTTTCGTTCAGCGCGGTCGCCAGATCTACCGCCTGTTTCGTGAGCGGCTCCAGCACCGGATCGAACAGCGCCGTTTTGACGTTCGCCCAGGCCGCTTGCAGGGCGGACAGCGCGCCTTTGAGGTTGCCGCTGATCCCGTTCGCCGCCGCTTCCGCCGCGCCGTCGGCGCTGCGCAGTTGGGTTTCCAGCGCCGCCACGCCCTCGGCGCCGGTCTGGATCAGCGCCCGCAGTCCGGGGCCGGCCGTTTCGCCGAACGCCAGAATCGCGGCGTTGCTGGCGTCGCCTTTCAGCTTGAGCTGGGCGATGACTTCGCCGAAATCGCGGCTGGTGATGCCGAGGGCGGACAGCTCTTTGCTGGCGGCGCTGGCGGGGTCGATCAGTTGGGTGAGGATGGCCGCCAACGCCGTTCCGGCCTTTTCGCCCTTGATGCCGGCGTTGGCCAGGGCGGACAACGCCGCGACGGTGCCCTCCAGGTCCATTCCGGCCGTCTTGGCGATGCCGCCCGCAATGGATAGCGCCACGGCCAAGGCGCTGGCGCTGGTGGTTGAGACGTTCGCGCCCTTGGCCAGCACGTCCGCCATGCGTCCGGCCTGATCGAAGCCGAGGCCGACCACGGACAGCGAGTCGGACAGCTTTTCGGCGGCGGCGTCCATGCTCAGCCCTTCCGCCTTGGCGAGCACCAAGACGGGCGGCAGGGCCTGCATGACTTGGGTGGCGTTCAGGCCGGCCGCTGCCAGCGCCTCCATGCCTTGCGCGGCTTCCGTCCCGGTGAATCCTAACTTTGGGCCGATTTCCGTCGCGGCCTGCTTTAGCTTCGCCATCTCGGCGGCGGTGAAGCCGCCTTTCGCCGCGACTTTGGATAGCTGGGCCTCGAACTCGATAGCGCCGTCCAGCCCGCCGCCGAACAGCCCGGAAAAGGCGTCGCGGATCTTGCCGGCGACGACCGATATTTCCGAGTCGAGAAACTTGATGCTGGCTACGATGCCGCGAATCGGCGCGCTCGCCAGATCGCGGGCTTTGATCAATAGATCGACGACGGTGGAAGAACCGGCCACGCTACACCTCGATCAGCCGGCCGGCGTACAGAATGCCGGCCGGATCGGCGGGCGCCAGCGACTTGTAGACCGGGAGCGGCTCCACCGATAGCGGGCCATCGCCATCGTGGCGCGGCGCGACGGCGATGGTTCGGCCATCGTGCAGGGTGAGGGTGATCGGCCGACCTTTCAGCTCATCCGACCAGATCAGGCCGGCCGCTGCCAGCGCCTCCATGCTTTGCGCGGCTTCCGTCCCGGTGACGCCGGCCTTGGCGCCGATGTCCGCTGCGGCCTGATTTAGCTTCGCCATCTC